CCGTACATGATGAAAGATAGACCTGTCTTATCGTTTCCTTGGGATGTCGTACCCTCGCGGTTCTGGGGTAGAGGCATTACTGAAAAAGCATTTCATTCGCAAAAAGCCCTCGATGCAGAAATCAGGGGCCGTATAGATGCACTAGCTTTGACTAACGTGCCAATGATGGCTATGGATGCGACCCGAAAACCAAGGGGAGAAAAAGGCGAAATTAGACCAGGCAAAATGATTCTTACTAACGGCGATCCGCGAGAAGTGCTACAGCCCTTTAATTTCGGGCAAGTACAGAACATTACCTTTGCTCAAGCGGAAGCGTTACAGAATCAGATACAAGCAGCTACGGGCGCCTATGACAGCGCGGGTATGCCTGGGGCTATCAATCGTACTTCATCCTCTACGCTTTCTATGGGACTTTCGGCAATTATAAAGCGCCAAAAGCGCACATTAGTTAATTTTCAGGAAAGTTTCTTAATACCTTTTGTCAAAATGGCCGCTTGTAGGTATATGCAATTTGATCCAGAAAATTACCCGGTGGAAGATTTTGTGTTTACGGTTTCTTCAAGCCTCGGCATTTTGCAAAGAGAGTATGAGATTACTCAGTTAGTGCAATTACTACAGCCAATGGCTCAAGACGATCCTATACGTCCAATGATTGTTAAGTCAGTCTTAGAGAATATGTCTCTGAGCAACAGGGAAGAGTTTAAGCGTTTAATTGATGACTCAATGCGTCCTGATCCACAACAACAGGAATTAGCGCAAGCAACAGCGCAGACGCAGCTAGAGTTCACACAATCACAGACTCAAGCGTTGATTGGACAAGCGACAGAATCGCAAGCCAGAGCTAAGAAGATACAAGCTGAGACAGTCGCTATACCAATCAAAGAAGAGACAGATCGTATAGAGGCTATTGCTGATATGACTAGAGCAGACGGAGAGATTAGCAGAGATGAGTTTAATAAAAAGCTCAAGATAGCTGAAACCTCAATTAAGGAAAGAGCGACTAGGTAAATTAGTAAAAATAAGGTGTTTTACAATTAGTAATATTGCTGTTACGGTGAAAATTACATGAGTCTGTCCAAAGATGATGAAAAATATTGTGAAGCGATGTTTGAGTTATTTAGGACAGATGGTTGGCAATATCTGATAAATGAATTTGAAGATAATAAAGCCACCATAAATTCAGTGGAAAGGGCGCGAGATAACGATGATTTACAGTTTCGAAAGGGACAGTTAAACATTATCGCCTCGGTGCTTTCGCTGCGGGATCAGGTTGAAAATTTGTATGAGCAGAAGGATTTATGATTTTAAGTGTCCAGATGGACATATAACTGAAAAATTCGTAGAGACTTCTGTTAAACAAATCGTTTGCCCCGTCTGTCGGCAACAATCAACCCGATTAGTTTCTTTTGCAAGGCCAGTGCTCGACGTTATAAGCGGGGACTTCCCAGGTGCTACGTTGAAATGGGCGAGAGGGCGGCAAGAGAAAATAAAGGCAGAACGCCGACAAGTCGAATCCCACGGCCCGGCGTAAACCAAGCCCAAATTTTTTGGACAACTTGTTGAGGGGAAGTTATGGCAGAGCAAAAGACGGTGGATCAACCCGAATACGATCCAGTAGACGCTATCGACCCTGAAAAACAGGTAGCGGAAGAGGCGCAAGCGGCACCGCAAAGTGCTTACGCTGATAAGTCACGGGAAGAGTTAGAAAAAATGCTAGACGATCAGAAATCTATGATTGGAAGGCAGTCTAACGAAGTCAGTGATGTAAGGCGCGAGATTGACGCTTTAAGGAACCAAGTTAGCGCCCAAAGTTTCGTTGATGGACAACTGAATCAACCTGAAAAAGCCGAGCCTAAAGAGATTGACTATTTTGGTGACCCGAAAGGTGCTGTACACCAAGTTGTAGACAATCACCCGGCGTTAAAGCAGACGCAAGAGGAGTTAGTGAGACTCAAAGCTGAAAATGCAGCAATGAGTTTACAAGCTAAACATCCTGATGCGGAAGCTATACTCGATTCGGCTGATTTTAAACAATGGGTTGCACAGTCACCTAGCTACACCGAGAGTTATACTCACGGGATAAGGGCGATGAAGGTTCCAATCCTTGACGAGCTGCTTGCTAAATACAAAGCGGCAAATCAAGACCCCGAAGTTGAACAGTTAAAAACGCAAGACCGAAAACAGCAAGTAAGAAAGGCTGCAACGGGTTCAGTGCAAGGTTCAGGGGAAAAGGCGCCAGGTAAGACGCTCACCCGCGAAGATATGGTCAATCTACAGATAAGTGATCCAGAGCGTTATCGTAGATTGTACGCGGAAGGTAAGATAAGAGAAGCGTATCAGACTAAAATCAAACTCTAACGTAAGGATCACTCAATTAATTTCTTTTTAATGAGGTGATTCAGATGGCAACTTCAGTATATCCCGCCCAGGGTGGCGTCAGTAACGTCACTACACAGGCGAATTTCATTCCGGAAATTTTTTCCGACCAGGTACGAGCCGCGTTTAAAACGCGAATTGTTATGGCAAATATTGTCAAACAAATGCCAATGACAGGTAAGAAAGGAGATCGCATTAATGTCCCAAGTCCATCGAGGGGCGTAAGTTCTTCCAAGGCCTCCGGGGCAGCGGTCACAATTCAAAACGATACTGCCGGAAATGTAGCGATCGACATAGATCAACATTTCGAGTATTCACGACTGTTGGAAGATATTGCAGCTATACAACAGCTTAATTCCTCTCAAGAGTTTTACACTGATGACTGTGGCTTTCAGCTCGCAAAAACTGTAGACACCAACCTCCATAACCTAGGTAAAAGTCTAGGCGACGGTGATGGTACTTCTTGGGTAAACAGTGCTTCTTATTACTCAGATGCCTCTACAGGTCTAACTACTTACGCTACGGATCAGGTAACGACAAGCGATTTACTGACTGACAGTTCGTTTAGAGCAGCAATAGTCAAGATGGATGACGTAGATACTCCCTTCGATAATAGGTATTTCGTTGTTCCTCCGAGCGCCAGGTCAACCATGATGGGTATAGACCGTTATGTTAGCTCTGACTTTGTAAACAGCCGTACAGTTGACAACGGTAAAATCGGTAACATCTATGGTATTGATATTCTGGTGTCCACAAATTGTCCTGTGACTGAAACAGCCGCAGACAACAGCGCGGGTGGCGAGTTAAAAGCAGCGATGTTATTGCATGAGCAAAGTCTAGTGCTTGCTATGCAACAAGACATTCGTGTTCAAACTCAATACAAGCAAGAGTGGTTAGCCGACCTTATGACGGGTGATGTCATTTTTGGCAGCATCGCATATCGGCCTACAACGGCGTTCAATATTATTGTTAACGCATAACTCTCCTTGAAGCTATTAGGGGGTATTAAGTTACCCCCTTTTTTTAAATTACGGGGGATATATGCCAGTTATCATAACCAAGAATAGCTCTACGGCATCAGCCGTACCCACTAGCTCGGATTTAGTCCAGGGCGAACTCGCGGTCAATGTTGCCGATAAAAGACTCTTCACCGAAGATAACGCAGCCGCGATAATCGAAATAGGCACAAACCCTACTTCAATTACAACTGGCGCTATAACTGCGTCCGGCACTGTGACCGTAAATGGTCAGTTAGTTACAGCTAATGCGGCTCTTACTGGCGGCGCCATCGACGGCATCATAATCGGTAACACAACAGCAGCAGCTATAACAGGTACAACTGTTACGGCATCTACTGGATTTTTTGGTGGACTAACCGGAAATGTTACTGGAAACCTAACTGGCAACGTGACAGGAAACGTCACCGGAAATGTTACGGGCGATCTTACTGGTAATGTCACGGCAAGCAGCGGTACAACAACTTTACACAATCTTGCCTTGACGGGTACTGTAGATTTCAACACAGCCCGATTGACAGACATTGGAACGCCGACAGCGGCGACTGATGCTGTAACTAAGCAATATGCAGACGATTTAATTACGAATTTAATTGATGGCGCACCCGCAGCTCTGGATACTCTCAACGAATTAGCTGCCTCGCTAAACGACGACTCGGCATTTCATACGACTGTAACAAATAGCATAGCGACTAAACTTCCCCTCGCGGGAGGAACAATGTCTGGTGCTATTGCGATGGGTACGAATAAAATCACTGGATTAGGTGATCCAACATCAGCCCAAGATGCAGCAACGAAAACCTATGTAGATACACAAGCGGGTGGCGGTTTGCCGACAAGTGGCGGCACGATGACGGGCGCTATTGCGATGTCAACAAACAAGATTACCGGAATGGGTGATCCAACTGCTGCTCAAGATGCCGCTACAAAAACTTATGTTGATGGGATACTTGGAAGTGCCACATCTGCGGCGACTTCTGCGGCAGCGGCCTTAGTTAGCCAAAATGCAGCGGCGACAAGTGCCACAAATAGCGCGACTAGCGAAACAAATAGCGCAAATTCAGCGACCGCATCGGCGGCAAGCGCGACACAAGCGGCGGCTTCATTAGATGAATTTGATGATACATACCTTGGTCAAAAAAGTAGCGATCCGACAGTAGACAACGACGGCGATCCTCTTGCGACAGGGGCGCTCTATTTTTCGAGTACCTCAAATGCTATGAAAGTCTATAGCGGCTCTGCATGGAGCGCAGTAGCACCAACAGCCACATCTGTTACTTGGAGCCAGGTGAGTGATGCTCCTGCTTATGCCAGTGAAAACGGAAAGTATTTGAAGTCCAGTGGTGGCGCATTAGTTTGGGAAGTGGTCGCTGACGAAATACCGTCACAAACTGGTCAGTCTGGAAAATATTTAACAACAAATGGTAGCAACCTGTCTTGGGCTGAAGTTCAAGCAGGGTTTCAAGAATCGAAAGCCTATTTCTTTGCGAGCTTTTAGAGGATTAAAAAATGGCTAATGGAACACTAGGACAATCAGCTTTAGCGGCAAATACCGACACGACTGTTTACACCTCTGGCACTGAAACCGTCACTTTTACCGTCACGGTTGCAGGAGGTAAGTTAGTGATAGACGGAGTATCGCAAGATACTTTAACTTTGCGCGAAGGCTCAACTTATACGTTTGACCAATCTGACGCGACTAACGCGACTCATCCTCTACGGTTATCGACAACAGCAGACGGTACGCATGGCGGCGGTAGTGAGTACACGACAGGCGTAACTACTAATGGCACTCCTGGGAGCAGCGGAGCATATACTCGCATCGTTGTCGCTACGGGCGCACCGACTCTTTATTACTATTGTTCTGCTCATGCTGCGATGGGCGGCACCGCGAATACGTCAGCAAATACAGTTACATCATCTACAGTAAATGTCTCTTTAATAAACAAAGGCGCTTCTCCTGCTGCTGTTCGATTAGCAGTAGCAGCGAGTGGCACACCATCAACTTCTGAATTTTTAGAATACGACACTGTGTTAGGTGTTGGAGATGTTCTCGAACGCACAGGCATAGTTTTAACAGCAGATAAAAACGTAGTGGCGAGAAGTAATGTCGCTGATGTCGCTGTCAACATTTACGGTTATGAGGCTTAGTCATGGGTAGAACTAATACGACAAACAATGACGATTTAGGGTTACGCAAAGTTTCCTCTGCGACAGGTTTTAGCGCAGGTGACTTGATTTATGAAACTGGTAGCGGCATTGGAAAAATACCAACTGGCACAGGTGGTGATGCCACTTTTTCCGCTACAGGTGAATTAAAGGTATCTGGCCCAAGCGCAGGAACAAAACATGGTTTTGCCAGAAACGTAAATATTACTGCATCTGGTGTAGGTAATGGTGAATATGTTTGTAAACTTTCAAGTGGAAAGATAGCGATTGTCTATTATCGAGCGAAGGTTGCAAATACCAGAGGTTCTGCCGAAGAGGATATGTATGTCTATCTGCGAATCTACAACGAAGATGGCACGATAGATGTAGCGGAAACAGCAGTTACAACATCCACAACACATCAATTTGTTGGCAACACAAGTATGCCAGCTTTAGCTGTTTGTCAGTTAAGTGGTGGAAATTTAGTGATAGCGTGGGGTAGTGAAGGCTCTAATTATACCTATCCTAGTTATGCGGTTCACAACGGCACAACTGGCGCACAAATCACAGCGCCAACTCAAATAACAAGCACCGCCGATGGTTCAAGCGCATTTATTAGACATTGTTTAAGAATAGAGCCATTAACTAATGGTAATTGTGTTATTGCTTGGACAAGTGACGCTAACACAAATATGTATCACACAATTATCAACTCTACTGGCGGTAGTGTTATGGCTGCTACATCATTAGGTCAAAACTATGGTGGTTCGCAAAATAGAGATTCGCTTTCAGTATGTGCCAGAGAAGATGGTAATTATGTCGTTTTGCAATCTTATAGCGGTGGATATTATTTACATATTCGTAGCGGCACAGATGGTTCTTATGTCTCTGCTGACGCTAACTCTAGTTTATCTGGTGGGTCGCTGTTTGGCAGTTGGATGACGCGAGACTCTAATAACCAGATGAATATATATATGCTCAACAGTGGTTATGCGTATCGCATGACTATAGCTTCTGGTGCAACTAGCTTACAAAATCTAACGCAAATATTTGCTAACTCAAACATGGCTGCTTTTGGTGGTGGTTCGGGGCAACTCGGAGGAGGTACTAATAGCTATGGAATGGTTAGAGCGCATTGTATTGAAGGCACAACAAAAAACATTATCTATTTAAACGTAAGTTATGGCGGCATGGATAGGTTGCTCTATCTCAACAGTGATGGAACAGAAGCCGCAGGAACACAAGTTATCGGAGGTGTTGCTTGTAACGGTTGGTGTCGAGGAGGCTCGTTTGTTGAAGTAACAGATGACGTTCGTTTTTATACTAATAGCGGAACACTAGATAACCAACAAAAACCAGAAGTACCTCCAACTGGAATTTTCTATTACTCAATTAATAAATCAGCGTTAAATGTTGGCGGTGGTAGCGGTGTTACTGGTGCGTTAGGCACAGCTACGGCTGCTACTGCTGCGTATAGTGAGTCTGGTTCTACAGTTAAAAATGGGTCTTTCTTAGCTGCTGCTGATGGTTCGAGCAGCGCAACAAATACTCGAACAACAGGTGCAACTTTAGTAAAAGGTTTAACAGACGTACCGGTAGGAGGTAATTGTGACGGCTATGATGTTGATGGTCGAATTGGTGGTGGTTTCTTTGTTTCTTCAATTGAGGATACGACTGTTAAGGTCTATGTTTATGACAAAGATTATGAACTAGAAAAAACGGTGACGGTTACGACAAATTGCAATACTGGAAATTCATCACAGTTTCAGGCTCTAGTTTGTCAGCTCGGAAACGGCAAAGTTGTAGTTGCTTATCCAAATGGAAGCGGAGCTTCAGGCACTAACGGAGCAATGATGAAGATTTATAACGAAGATATGTCTACCGTTCTCGTTGATGAAACTTCCTTTGGTGTTGGTGTATATATGCTTCAACAATATCCGCACATGATTCAAGGATTAATGGGTGAGGATGGTGATGAATTTGCTTTTGTTTACGTACATAACGGTTCTCCATATTACGGAAAAATAAGCGTTTATGATGATACCGGAACACATAAATGGGGCGGTCAAACTTTAGGAGAAAGTTATCTTTCTAGTTATGGCGCGAGAAATACTATTTTGTGCGCGTTACCAAACGGAGATATTGGTGTTGCTTACAACACAACTGGTTATAACGCTGTTTACATGGATGTATGGAAAAAATGTCCAGATGGCACAGCTTGGTTTCATTCCAACACGTCTACATGGTCAACTAACTCGTATTTTGGAAATGATAAACGAGCTTGGAAATCATTTAGTGGGCCTTCAGGAGTAGCGCAATACAGCGTAGTTGATTCGAGTGGTATTTGGTACAACTTACAACACGCAGCTTGCGACCACGAACACGTTTACTGCGAAAACTCTTATTATCCCTACAACTCAGGATGGGGTGCTTTTGGTGTGGCAGGGAACATGGCTCCTTTTTGCATACAAACAACTAATGGCAATTCTTATATGTACACTTGGTCACCAAAAATTAATGACAACAATAACCTAAATATCAATAGTTACAATTCAGTTAATCCGTACACATCAGCAGGAGCATCTACGTACAACATCCAAACTCTTCCGCTGAACGGACATGAGGCTGCAATGTTTTTCACCTCAACTGCAAGTGGAAATGGTGACTGTTCTTTCTTTGTAGTTAGAACAATGGATGAAGTAACTAATATTGGTTACACCACTTCAACAGCTTGTGACCCGATTGCTTTGGATGACCCATCGAAAAGAGCAGTATTTTTAGGTGTTGCGGTTACGGACTGTCCTGCTGGTGGTTCTGGCACTATACAGACTAAAGGTGATGCGAAACTTGCAAGTTCATACAAAGACGCATCTACCGCAGAAAATTTTAATTTTGAATCCCACAGTGGCGATGGCAAGTCAGGTAGTCAGGTTGGTCGCTCAGTGATAATCAGGGAGTAGGATATGGCACTACCAGAAATTTCACAAAAATTGACAAATCCGGTAACTGGAGTATTTGGCACTGGTCAGGTCAAAATGTTTGCAACGACAGGCACGTTTACTGTTCCTATAGGTATCTCTCGATGCAGAGTAAGAGTCTGGGGAGCAGGAGGAGGCAATTCGGGATGTGGTGGCGGTTTTGCCATGAAAGAGATTGACCTTGGCACTACGGCAACAGTGGCGGTTACAGTCGGAACAGGCTCTTCAGGGTACGGAGGTACATCGAGTTTTGGGTCTTTTTGTTCTGCTACAGGCGGAGAACAGTTGGGCGGCTCTACTGTAGGTGTTGGCACAGGCGGTGATGTGAACTATTCAGGCGGTGCGGCAGGTACAAATTGCGGTGGTGGTGCTGCGGGTATTTTTGGTGATGGTGGACAAGGCGGTGGTGGTTATTCTGGCTTTAACGGAAACGCAGGTGGTGGTCAAGGCAGCACATCATCTACATCCTCAAAACAATTTGGCGGTAATGGTTTTTTAGGCACTGGTGGTTCGTCAAACTTTTACGGAAGGCTGCCTCCAACGTCAGGTATAGATTCAGGTTGGGGACTAGATGCTATTGGGGCAGGAGGCGGTGGCTCTGAGTATCAGGGAGGAATAAACGGTGGCGGTGGTGGACAATACGGTGATGGCGGTTGGCCTGGAGGCGGTGGCGGTAATTCTTATAAAGGTGGTGACGGTTTAGTTATTGTGGAGTATTAAAATGAGATATATCCGAACAAGAATCAACGATGACGGTGACAAAGTAATTGCTGAAATATTTCCTGTTGGATTTGTCCCAACTGACCAGAATATTCACATCAGTCTTTTAAACGATTGCACAACTGCCAGAGATGATGTGCAAGAGGATTGGGTTTTAAAAGGTAGCGAATTTTATCCTGCTGATGAGGAGCCGCGAGAAAATCCTCCGGTGACACCTCCTGAAGAAGAATCGGAAGAATCTGAAGAATCTGAAGAAGAATCAGAAGAAGAATCTGAGTAATGTTCTATGAACATTTTTCTGCTCGTTATCGTCATAGGAGGAATATCTGCTATTACAAATTGTGATGATGGCGCCTTGTGTTTCGAGCAAAAAAGTCATTGTGAACGATTTGCTCAGAGAATAATTCTTAACTCAGTTAATACGAACATTAGCGCCATGTGTAAAAGGGTCGAGCCATGATCGGGGAGGCCATGCTTGCAATAAAGGCGCTCGATTCTGCCTTTGTTTTAGTCCAGGGCGCCATTGCAAAGAAAAAAGATGTCGAAGATATGGCCTCGGAGGTCGGCAAGTTTTTTACCGCGAAGAAGCAAGTTGAGCAACACATAAAAAATGCCAGGGATGCCGGAAACGAAGATTTAATGGTTGGTAGTGCTTTAGAGGAAGCGATAACCATAGATCAACAGGAAGAACGCATTGAAAAAATGATGAAAAAAATCGGGGATCATTATTCTCGAAAAGGTCAGACCCATAGGTGGGTTAAGATAAAAAAAGAAGCAGCAAAGATAGAAAAAAAGAGAGAAGTAAAGGCAAAACAGAGAGCAGCGAAACAGAGCGAAGAAGATCAGTTTATGGAAGATTTAAAATTAATTTTTAAGATATTGTTAGGCGGCGCCGCGATTACGGGTGCTATTTTGTATGCAGTTGTATTTTTTGGTACAAATCAGAATTAGTATAATTAAGGTATATTAATGAAAGGAATAACAACCACACTTACTGATTCAGAGATAAGTACAGCTTGCTCTTTCGCGGAACAAGCGTATGAAGATGATATACCCCACGCAACTAGGTTTGACAGTCGCCTAGGCACTACTGCTTTTTATCTATACCAAAACGATATTCAATATATAATTTTTAGAGGAACAAACGGCGACCCTGCGGATTGGTTAATGAACCTGTCGGCTATTCCCTGGCGAATACATGGCAAATGGGCGCATGGTGGTTTTGTTGCAGCGCAATCGTCGGTCTGGAAACAAATAAGAAAACGCTTAGACCCGGCTAAAAAGACTTACTGCATAGGTCATTCTCTTGGCGGCGCTTGTGCAATTTTAACGGCTCATCGTTTAACGAGTAATAAAAAAAGACCTGCTTTTAAAGATGTCCGTTGTATCACTTTCGGGCGCCCTAACGTATGGCTCAAATCTAAGAAACAGTTGAAAGATATGGTCAATATTAGCGTTGTGGCAGGTAGTGACATAGTTGCTACTGTGCCAAAGTTTTTTTTCTCCGCTGATCGCAACCAGGACATTGTGTATTTCGGGACAGACGGCAACGATTATTTAAATCCGTCAAAAGAATTTAGAGACGGAGATAGAAAACTAAGCAGCTCTATCTCAGATCACATGATGAATAGCAGTTATTCCCCTAGAGTTCAAAAGTGCAAAGTAAAGGAGCTTGTATGCGACATACCTACGGCCTAATTTTTATATTGATGACCGGGTGTACAGTGTCAGAAGAAATGATCGCAAATAAAGAGCTGTATTGTTCTGGAGTGTACAAAGGTATTAGAGCTGTTGGCAGGGTAGCTACTGAAGTTACGACAGGGGTAAGTATTCCTGATGTATGTATGACCATAGATGAAATAACGGAAGATTCTGAAAAAAAGTAATTAACAACTTAGAGGCATTAATTAAATTGTATCTACTCACAAAATGAAACTAGGTAAATTGCTTTCAGCTTTAGCCCCAACCATTGCTAGTGCAGCAGGGGGGCCAATGGCTCAGATGGCGGTCAAAATGGCAGCTTCTAAGTTAGGTTTGCCTGACACTACGACAGCCAATGAGATTGAGGATTTAATTGAAAGACAGCCAGAACGAGCGGTGGCGCTCAAAGAGGCTGACAAAGAATTTAAAGATCGAATCCGCGAAATGGAAATCGATCTGGAAAGTTTTAAAACAGAGGTGGAGGATAGAAAAGATGCTCGACAAAATTTCGCTTCCGATTGGACGCCCAAAGTCTTTTCTGTGCTTACGCTTTTGCTTTATGGGGGTTTTGTGATGATTGTCACATTGATGCCGCACGATCAAAACGACGAGACAATCATTAGTTTAGTGTTGGGGCAACTTTCAGGAATTTTAGGAACAGCCGCCGCATTTTTTTATGGTGGATCAAGCGGGAAAAAATAAATGGGTACTTGGACAAGGCCAAATAGTAAAAGTAGAACAATGATCGATAACGCATCGTTCAACATAGGCAGCTTAAACGAGTCGGCTATGAACGCTATGGATTATGTTCTAAGCCAAATGGAAGGGAAATTTTCTCGACCTATGGGCGGTGATCCGCTTTTTAACCTTGGTTTAATGTTGGGTACGCCACCAGAAGATACCTATAAAAAGACAGCGCTAGGTGATGCTGTAAAGGTAAAAGAAACGGATGATGTCACTGCTGCTGTAGACGCTTTAAATCCTACATCTTCGACAGACCAAACTGTGAACAAGATCGAGGGTATCGAAACTATAGATAATTTAGGCAATACGACAGCAGACACTATAAATAAAATTACAAACACTGTAGATATGTCCCCTAGCGGCAGTGGCGATAAAGCACAAGACCCTAACGTAATAATCAATGATGCGGCAGAAAAAGGTCAGTCGATAAATGATTTATTAGACATCTATAAAAAACCAGACGGCTCAGACTATAACTATGGCGAGGTGCTTTTTAGCTTAATTATTCACGCCAACGCTAATAAAAATGCCGAAATTGTGATGCAAAACTCAGGCATTGACATCCCGGCTACTGCCAATACGCCTTCAGGTGCTTCTACAGGTGACGGCAATTTACCTTCAGGTGACGGCAATTTACCTTCAGGTGGTGGGAATTTACCTTCAGGTGGTGGGAATTTACCTTCAGGTGGTGGGAATTTACCTTCAGGTGACGGCAATTTACCTTCAGGTGGTGAGGGCACAAAGGTCGGCGGGTTTGATCCAACTTTTGATGGGAATATCCCCGGAAAGGGTCAAGACGGAAAAGACGGAAAAGATGGTAACGATGGGAAAGACGCAAAGGACGCAAAGGACGGAAAGGACGGAAAGGACGGAAAGGACGGAAAGGACGGAAAGGACGGCTTGCAAGGTTTAACCGGAGCTAAAGGGGATCGAGGAGAACAAGGATTGCCAGGTTTGCCAGGTTTGCCCGGAGAACCAGGTTTGCCCGGAGCGCCAGGGCTGCCGGGAGCGCCAGGAAAGCCAGGTAAAAGTGCTAGAACCTCGCCTATCACAGATACAATTTTCAGTAGAGAGATTAAAGCTATAGAGGTTGAGACCCCCTTACTGTCAGCCATTCGCCGCACAAGTTGGAGAGATATGGTATGAATTATTTAGACTTAATTAACAGCGTATTGAGAAGGCTCCGCGAAAACACAGTAGCGACCTTTTCGGAGACAGATTACTCAAGGATGGTAGGCGATCTTATAAACGACGCTAAAACCACTGTCGAGTCGTCTCACGAATGGACAGCTTTACGCCAAGCCATAACGATACCGACAGTCATTGGACAAACTAATTATGTTTTGACGGGCGCTTATCAAGATGCTGTTTTAAAAGAAGCGCTCAATGATACGCAAAATGTTTTTATGCAACCTAAGACAAGACATTATTTTAATCAACAAACTTACATTGGTACTTCGCCAAACTCGGCGCCTGATTGTTTCACATGGAACGGAACGGATGCGACAGGTCAATTACAGTTGCAAGTCTATCCTACCCCCGATGCCATTTATCAGTTACGGTTTGACATGGTAATTCCGCAAGCGACTTTGGACGCAGATGCGACTGTTTTAAAAGTTCCGGCAAATCCAGTAATACAGCTTGGGTATGCAATGGCTTTGCGTGAACGAGGTGAAACAGGTGGACAGTCGGCGGCTGAACAATTTGGTGTCGCTTCGATTGCTTTAAGTGATGCTATACAAGTTGACGCGAACAAGTATCAAAACGAATTAACTTTTGTGGCGGTTTAAAAAATGGCACAGCCTTTACAAAACATCACAATTTCAGCGCCAGGTTTCGCGGGTATAAATACTCAAGAGGCCCCACTTACGCAAGACCCAAGTTTTGCGGCGGTTGCTGACAACTGCATCATTGATAAAGAGGGAAGAATTGCTGCCCGAAAAGGCTACACAATGGTTTCTGGCAATGGCGCCGCTGTATTGGGTAGTAGCGATGGGATTGAGTCATTAGGGGAGTTTGTTCAAACGGATGGGGTAAAAGTATTTTTCAGCGCAGGGAATAACAAGATATTTAGCGGAGACACGACTCTCACAGACATTAGCAGCAGTTTGACTATTACCGCGAATAATTGGGATATGGCGTCCCTGGCTAACAAGTTTTACTTTTTTCAGCGCGATCACGGCCCTCTGGTTTACGATCCTAGCACTTCTGCTTTGACGACGATTGCGGCGCACAGTGCTGTTACGGGGACACCGCCGGACGCTAATATTTGTTTAGCGGCTTTTGGCCGATTGTGGGCTGCGGATGTCACAGGAAATAAGCAGACAATCTATTGGACTGACTCATTAAACGGTTTGATTTGGTCAGGCGGTTCAAGCGGAAGTATCGACCTAACAACGGTTTGGCCTAACGGCTTTGACGAAATAACAGCCCTTCACAGTCATAACAACTTTCTTATAATTTTTGGACGACGTTCGATTTTGGTTTATTCCGGGGCTACCGACCCATCGACAATGGCCTTGAGCGACACAATACTAAATATAGGTTGTGTAGGCCGTGATGCGGTTCAAAGTACAGGTAAGGACTTATTGTTCCTCGATTTTTCTGGTGTCCGTTCCCTCTCGCGCACAATACAGGAAAAGTCGGCCCCGATAGGTGATATAAGCCGAAACGTCAACTCAGAAATAAAATCTCGCATAAAGACAGAAACGGGCAATATAAAAGCAATCTACGATCCCAACAATTCATTTTATTTAGTTAACTTTCCAACGGTCGGAGTTGTGTATTGTTTCGACACAAGATACCCGCTAGATAACGGCAGTTATCGGACAACTACCTGGACGCAAATGCGGCCACTAAGTTTTGCGCTGACGGACGATGATGAGTTATTTCTTGGGGTAGCAACTGGTATAGCAAAATATGACAGCTATACAGATGACGCAAGCAGTTATGCGCTGCAATATTTTAGTCACCCGTTGAGCTTTGGCGATCCTTCGCGGTTAAAGTTTTTAAAGAAAGTAAACGTGACGACTTTTTCGGGCGAAAATGCAAACGTCTCACTTAATTGGGCTTATGACTATCGCGGCGATTATCGTACCCAGGTTTATACCTTGCCGGATTTTGTCGGTGCGCTTTACAACATTTCTGAATTTAACACGACAGCGGAATATAGTTCCGATGCTTCGTTAATTAACACACAAAAAGTAAACACAGGCGGTTCCGGCTCAGTAGTTACAGTCGGAATATCAACAATCGTAAACGGAACAGAGATAGCGTTTCAGGAGTTCAACATCCATTCGACTATCGGGAGGATAAACTAATCAGCTCTTATACCCCAAGTTTTGCATGGAGTTCTTTCGACTCGCTCCCGACCGGATCGCCCAATAAGGTTGTGAAAGCGACAGCTATTGGGATTGAAATGAATAATATTCAAAGTGCCGTTAATTCTAAACTTGACGCAGCCGGAGGTACAGCAACAGGTACGTTAACAGTAGCGAACCTCTCGGTAAGTGGAACTTTTAGCGGCGCCACAACCATTGACGGAGGAACATACTAATGGCCTGGTATGATGACATTTTAGGTGGCGTCAATGATTTCTTTAATAATGATGACTATAAGAATCTAAGAAATATCTTAGGCACCACAGGACAGCTTGCCGTTGCTGAAAAGGCGATGGGTGATCTGCAAGACCTAGGTGATGATGCCAAAGAGTTTATCGGTTTTCCAAGAACCGGGGCTGATGGCTTGCCTCAAGATTTATTTGACACCGTATCCGATGCAACGACATTCACGCCGTTTAGTGTCACTTCTTTGCCTGGTACAACGACGTTTGGCGCCGGAGGTACAACTAATTTTGCGCTAAACCCGGAGCAAGCAGCGTTAGAGAAGTCGTTACGCACAGGCGGCACCGAGCTTGTTGACGCTGTTTTAGGGCGCGGTAATTACGGAACAAAAGACCCGGTTACTGGTGAAATGCGCGACGATATGCGTTCTGAGCAAGCGGCTTTAATCAGTATGCTGACAGACCCTTTCCGCGCTGAAAACCTAGCGAATACCGAGCAAACGATGTTCGACAGGTTGCAAGAGCTTAGAGCGCCGGAACAAGCTAGAGCGCAAACTGCGCTGACTAATCAATTAGTTGGTCAAGGCAGACAAGGCTTACAAACAGACGCTTATGGCGGCTCTCCTGAACAATTTGCCCTGGCGAAAGCGATGGAAGAACAAAGGTCAGCCGATGCAATCGCGGCAATGGGACTAGCCAGAGAGGACGCGGCGCAAGTATCTAATAGAACGCTACAAGCTCTACAACAACAAGTGTTAGAAAAAGAGCTTGGTGGTCGTTTAGCCGACTTGTTCATTGAGAAGTCTTACAGGCCACAAGAGGCAATGATTGACGCGACAGCGCCAGGACTTGATGCCGCAATGTTAGCGAATCTGTCTGGTCGTCAGTTGGGTGGCTATG